ACGTATCCATTTCTCAGCCTTTTTCCTCAACAAATCATATGACGCCCATTCAAGACTCTCAAATCTTTTCGCAATTAAAAAATCAATAATATGTTCGGCTTCAGATAAATTTTTTACATCTTCTGCTTTAAATTTAGATCTTATGCAATTTAAAATTATATCGTCTGCTTCAAAAACTCTTGCGTAGTCTAGCAGTTGATTTGTCATAATTTTTCCCTTTTTTTTAAGTATAAAATTTTTTCATATTCAATCTGTTTTTTATCTTTTTGATTTCATTAATAATATTGTCTGATTTTTTATTTCAGACCAGTTAATTTTAATTTTATCTTTATTGTATGATATTCTTTTTGGATTTTTTTTGATTTCAATATTTCGTTTAATCCAATTAGCAACAGATGAAAAACTTCTATCTAATTGTTTAGCAATTTTGTTATAACTAATTATATTATAATTTTTATTAACAAAATCAACTTCTTCCTTTGTCCATTTTTTATATTTTTTTTTCATATTATTATTGTTTCCTATTTTGATTAAAAAATTATTATTTTTTATTATTTTTAATTTTATCATAAGGTTTTAATATAAATTTAAAAGAACAAACCTCAAAAACATGTTTATATACGGAATCAGTAACATTCGGGAATTGTTTGCAAACTTCTGGGAATTTATCTGTATTCCAGACAATACATTTGTTATTTTTTACATCAAGATATTTGCAATTTTTTTTTAGCATGAAATCATTGTATTTTGTTTTTTCAAAAAATCCATTAATATAATCATCTAATGGAGTACCTCCATTATTCATATAGAATTTACAACAGGCTGATTTACATTTTTCTGGTTCACATTTTCCAATTCTTTCAAAAACAAAATCTTTTATATGTTTAGTCTGTTCTGTATAACTTTTTTTATTTTCCATATTTTTTATTATATCTTTCTTTAAATTCTGGAAAATCTTCTATGCTATCATTTTTAAAAACATTACAAATTATATCATTAAAATTAAACTTAATAAGCCATTTTTTAGGTTCATAATAGCAGATTAAGTCCCTTGCTAAATTATAAGCCTCTTCCAAAGTTATACCTACTTCTACTTCTAATACGATATAGAAATTTTTTTCTTCTAAAAGTTTTATTGTAGCTTCTTTATAAGAGAGCTTTCGATGTTCTTTTGTTGCAAAACGCCAACAGTCACAAACTTCATAAATTTGTAAATCGTCACATCCTTCTTTTCCTTTTGTAACTTCAAATAAATTACAAAAATGTCCAGAATAATTAGGATATATATAACAATAATAGCAATTAGCACAATTTTTTAAATCATTTTTTTCCATATTAATTTTCAATCTCATCTCCTTTTTATTATAAAATTTATTTATATGTGACATAACTACTCTTTTGTCATATATGCCTCATATAAATTTTCATACATCATCTTGGATTAGATTATTTTCTTCTTCTTTCTTTTTTATAAATTCTCTTTTAAATCTTTCAAAAGTTGAAACCCTAAATTTTTTATCCTTTGCTGCTTCTTTAAAATACGGATCCGTCATTCTTTCTTCAAAAACCCTTGTCGCATAAACCCATTTTTTAAAAATTAATTCGTTATGCATAAAAAGAAGATTATATAAATTATTTTTATAGATTACGTATAAGGAGTCAAAATCCTCTTGAAAATAATGTTCTATACCACCTGTTTTATTTTCATGTAAATAAATTCCATGATGAAAGCCTATGACATCTCCAAATTTTAAAGGGGAATCTGGAGGCATAATAATATCTATATCGGAATCATCAGTATTTATTTTAAAATATGTTGAGCCTGTATAAACTCCTATATTTTTAATTAATGAAATTAAAGCTTCGCTTGTATCCTCTACCTTTTTAATTCCTTTCATAGCGTTTAGTATTTTTTGTTTTTTATTCATTTTATTTTCTTTTTCCTTTTTTTTATTATCAAAACTATTAAAAAAAAACGATGTTATAATTTAATTTGTTTTAAAAAATTGTTTTTCTTAAAACATAAAACAAAAAATACTAAATTAATATTTTTAGTCAATTAAATTTTTTATTTTTTTATAAAAAAATAATTTAATAAAAAAAGAGTTGACGTTTTTTTTATTTTCTCTTTTATAAGTTTTGACATATTTTAATTTTAAAATTATCAGGAGAAAAAAAAATGGCCGATTCTCAGGTTCGGATCAATATAATTTGTGATCGCAATTTAAAACTAAATGCAAAACAAATTATTTCTGAAAAAGGAATTGAAAAATTTCAGGAGGGTTATTTGAAAATTTTTCAGTTAGGTTTAAAGGAATTCAAAAAAAAAGAAAAAAAAAAGAAGGAGAGTGAAACAAAATGACTTTTTCTATGGAAAATATCCAGAAGGGAGCACAAGCTATGCCCCGAAAAATTATTATTTATGGTCCTCCCAAATTAGGGAAATCAACACTAGCTGGTTCGGTTCAAAACGCCTTACTTATCCCGACGGAGGACAGGGTTGCTCACATAAACTGCGACAAAACCCCTGTCGTAAAAGAATATCAAGAACTTTTAGACATTTTTGATTTTCTTTTAAACAAAAAACATAAATACAAGCGGCTTATTATTGATTCGTTGGATTGGTTTGAACCAATTCTACATAAATATATCTGTCAAAAAAAAGAATTCAAAAGTTTGACAGATGATTATAATAAGGAAACAGCCTTTTCCAAGGGATTAAAATATCATGCAGTTGAAGGCTGGAAAAACTTTTTATATAATTGCGATATATTGAGAAACATTGGAATAGACATTATTTTTGTTGCCCACTCTCAATCTATTACAATTAATCCTCCAGATAACGATAATTACGACAAACATGTCATGAAAATAGACAAGAACTCTTTGTCAGTAGTAGAGGAATGGGCAGATATAATTGCCTTTTATGACAAGCAACTATTTGTTGTAAAAGACGATAAATCAATAAATAAAAAAGGAAAAGCTACTACCACAAAAAAAAGAATTTTGCATTTGTCCGGAGAAAATCCAGCGATGTTAAATGGGAATAGTTTTGGTCTGGGAGATGTAGAAGTTAGCCTTGAACATTGTTCAAATATAATGGAATGGATGTTGACTGAAAACAAAAATGAAAAAATTATAAAAAAGAAGGAGAGTGAAACAAAATGACAAGTTTAAATTATCAAGTTAACAAAGACGAACTGGAAGAGGTTGTTGAGCCAGTCCCTGCCGGCGATTATATCGTCGTGATTATTGATTCGGAATACAAAGAGAATAAAAGCGGAACTGGAAATCTTCTTTCTCTAAAGTATCAAATAGTAGACGGGCATTTTAAAGGTAGGATTCTTTTTAATAATCTTAACCTTGAGCATGTAAACAAACAAGCCCAGGAGATAGCAAGAAGATCCTTAAATTCCATTGGAGTTGCGACAGGAATCGAAGAAATTCAGGATAGTGCACAACTACACAATATCCCAATGATGGTTTCAGTTTCAGTTAAGGACTCACCAGATTTTGGAAAACAAAACTCTATAAAAAAACATTTTCCAGTGCCTGCAAACACTATTGCAAAAGATAATGATTTTAATACAAGTATTTCTATCCAAAATCAAAATTCTTTAAATGGAAAACAAAAACAACCCCAAAAACAACCCTGGGAAAAATAAAGTTTTTTATTTTTTTATTTTTTTATTTGCATTCTCTTGTTATTTATTGTATTATATATGTAATAAATAACAAGAGGTAAATATCATGAGAAAAATAAAAAAAATACAAATTCTTTTATTCTTTTTTGTTCTTAGTTTTTGTATTGGATGTTATATTGATGTTCCTGTTGAATCTGATGAAAATTCCCAGAATATAGAAATAAAAAAATGGAAAAATGGAATTATATATTTTTATTTTAAAGATTCTTTTTCTATTCAAGAAGAAGAATTGATAATTTATGCAATGAAAATCTGGGAAAAAGAAACTCCAATTCTATTTATAGAAGAAAATAAAAAAAATTCCCTTAAAATATATAAAAAAGATGTCGCTAGAGCTACTGTTGGCGATCAAGACAATAATTATTTATATTTGCCTGATGAATTTAATCAAAGAATTATTTTTCATGAATTAGGTCATGTTATTGGATTACGGCATGAACATCAGCGTATTGATAGAGACAAATATATAAATATTCTTTGGGAGAATATTCTTTCCCAAAAAAAAGATGAATTTAAAAAAATTCATTTTGAATTATATAATCATGTTGATTATGAATATGATTTTAATTCAATAATGCATTATAGTTTTTATGATTTTAGTAAAAACTTTCTACCGACTATAAAATATGCAAAAAAAGACGGTTTTTATCTGGTAAGATTAAAACCGTCTGAAATTGACTATCAAAAAGTTCGCGATATTTATAGATAAGCAGGAAATATAAATTATATTTCCTGCTTATCTATTATTGCAATATTATATAATATTATATATGTTTAAAAAACCTTCTATATATACAATATTACCTCTTTCATCCCTGATAGCTTCATCGGTATCAGGGGCCACCAGATCTAATCTTTTTATATTGGCTTGCTTAACTGCAAGCAAGGTCGGAAGCGAAACTATATAAATTAGTTCTTTTTTTTCGTCTGGCAAATTTATGCCTTTAATTTTTTTAGTTTTAAAGATAAAACCATTTGAAATAGTTTTATCTTTAAGTTCAAAACTAATTCTTCCTATTCCTTTGCCTTGAAATTTCTTCAAATGCGAAGGAATTTCAAAAATTTCGCCATTAATTTTTTTTATAGTGATAACGTGCGGAGTTAGATTGATTAACCCCTTTGTTTTTATTTTTCCTGTCATATTAGTTACCTTCCCTTTTATTTTTTTTTATTTTATCTTCTACTAGAATACAAAATTCCTCTAATAAAAGATCTAACTCTCCAATATCCATTTTCTCCCATTTGTAATTAAACGCTATGCGTTCTAATTCTTGCATTGCTTTCAAACATCTATCCCAGGCTTCCTTAGAGTCTCCAAGATCGAAAGATTCTCCTAAAATTGTCTCTTCCTGAAAAAGTCTTTGAATTCTATATGCAATTTCTTCGACGGCATCCCTATAGACTTCAGAAAAGCTTTTAGCCGTTTTATAATGAGTATACAAATTCCATCCAGCACCTACCGAGTTGCAAGATGGACAATAGCCGTCTTGCAAAAAACTACTCCAGCTATAATTGCATCTATTACAATAATAGCGGATAATATATTTTTCCTCTTTCATAATCCCCACCTTTTCCTTTATTTTATATTTATAATATACATTACGCTTTTATATTTGTCAAGTAAAAATATTTCAGAGAAAAAAATTAAAGCAATAATGAACTTGGTGAGTTTTACAATATATAATAGAAGAAACTAAAAAAATTATATTTTCTTCTATTAATATAGAATTGATTAAAAAAATAAGTAAAAAATAAAAAACTTTATATTTTTACTTGACAAATATGAAAATATAGTGTATATTATAAATATAAGAAACAAGGGAAAGGTGAGGAAAATGACAAAAACAACATTAAAAAAACTTTATAATATGTTGAATATAGACATTACAAAGTTAAAGACAATACCAAAGTACAGAATAGAAGAAATTTTAAAAATATTTAAAATTTCTTCTATTTCAAAAAAATATTTCTTGTTGTTCCAAAAAATATTTAGTCAACAAAATTTAAAATTAGGCCAAATCTTCAGGCCTATAACCCTACAGGATGCAGGCTCCATCTATTATAGATGGGAAAAATATAGTTTCCAATATGGGGTGTTGCCGGCATTACCAGAAAAAAATTTTTTCCAGGAATGGGAAACAATCAAAGAAGTTTATCATTTGTTTCGTATTCAAAATGGGTTGGCGTTTTTAAATTTAATTACCCATAAAAAAGAAAAAAAGGACAACAGAACTATTGAGACAATCAACAATCTTTGGAAACAGAACTTAGCAGTTGATATGTCAAAAAATATCTTTCTCATTAAAAATAACGAGGGAGATATTGTTGACTTTGTGGGAAAAGGAAGAATTGCGTTTAATTATCATTCTGGCCTTAAAAAAACAATTAAAATTAATAAAAAAATTAATTTTAATAGATTAATTTTTTTATTAATTTCGTCACAAGTTTCAATTGTGACAGAAAACGACGAAGTAGATTTTCTATAAAGATTTAATCTATAAAGATTTAATATAGATTATAAAACCCAATTGTGGGAAAAAAGCCCGATTAAATATCGGGCTTAGGAGTAAATATGTATATTTTAATTTTTACATCGCTTACACTGGCACTAATCTTACTTAGCATAACTGATTAAAGCCTTGTAAGTTTCCTCATTATACATAAGTTTGCGAAGTTCTTCCAGCGCAAACTTATTAGTAAAAACCACATGCAACGCTGCTAGTTGTGCATTCCATTTTTCTCTAGTCCAGAACTGTACTTTTGTGTCAATATCTTTTGCGTTTCTGCAATCTTTTGTTTCCAGTTGCAACAATTTTAGACTATACCCCGTTTCAGCTTTTTTAAATTCATCTGTAATAATATCAGAAAATACATTTTTTAAAAGCTGTAAGCTGGATTTTTCAGAAAACAAAATAGAAAAATCAGTTATTGGTTGGTATAACAATAATAAAATAATTACTATTGTTTTTTTGTTTAGTTTAATTTTTTGACATAAATCTTTAATTGTCTCCATTTTTGGGCTCCTTATTAATTTTTTTTGAATTTTGCGCTATATCATTTTGTATAGCGTCTAACAATTGTCTTACCTCTCTGTGAGGTTTTTGGTCTAGATAATTCACTATAGAAAGAAGAGTTTATTTTTTTAATGTAAATTTTTCATTATTCATATTTTAACCTTTTATTTTAAATTATTTTAACCTTTTATGGTTTTGGTGTTACCTCTGTGGATAAGCTTATTTTTCTTTCAATTCTTTCTATTCTTCTATAAATGGGCGTAATATGGTTTAAAAAAATTTCTTTTATAGCTTTTACTAACACGGGTGTTAGCTGTCGGTCATCCCAGCACCAAAAACTTTCGTTTTCATTTTTGGGCTTTATGCAGACCTCTGGTATAATCTCGTAAACATCCTGAGCAAAAAAACCTATCTCCTCTCGAGAGCTTCCAGGCTCTTTTTTTATTTTACCCTTGTCAATTGTCGCTGAAAACCTTGTATATTTTTTAGGCGTTAATTTTAATACATCTTTTAAACCATAAGGGAAAGAACCCTCTTTTTTAAGTCTTTTGTCTGAGAACGTCGACCACGTAACGTCTGCCTGAGCAGTCCCATCGCCTCCGAAATAATATCTTCCAGTAACCCCCGCTCTTAGTGTCATGATAGAATCCACGGCGGTCATCGCTGCACGTCCGGCACCAGAACGATTAAAGCCCCATATCTCCAAACCACCCCCATCGAAAACATTAGAATTTGATTGGCCTTTATGAATATTTATTTCGAGGGGTCTTCTTTGTGTAGTTTCGCTATAGCAATGCAAAACGGTATTCCCTGAATCATTTGTACTTAACTCCAATCCTGTATCGGCTTCAGCCAGACCTGTAAAAGTGTGAGATAAGTTAATATTTTTAATTGTGAGAGCTTGCGCCGTATTGAAGTTGAAATCACCTTTTAACGTTATGCCGCCAGGTGCGCAATCTGGAGAACCCTCTATTCCTGTTGCTAGTTTTCCGTCATTCGTTATTCTAAACCGTTCCTGTGCATCGGTGTAAAACAACATGCTGGTATTTTCAAAATTAACGATATACGCGTCTTCATTAGAGGCTATCCCGAATATTGTTCCCTGGTTATTCCCCTGTCCTGTAGTAGAATTTGTAAAACGCATATAACTGGGATTAGAATTATTTTTATAAACTTCAATTGGATCTGGAGTTGTTGTTATCCCGGCCCCTATTGCAATATTTCCATTTTCTAAAATCTTTAATCTTTGTGTTGCGTTAGTACCAAAAATTAAAGAAGTGTTTTCATTATTGAAAACAAAAGCAGACTCATCAGAATTTATACCCATCATAAAACCATCTGCATTTCCTGTACCTGTATCGTTGTTTGTAACTCTAATTGCTGTAAAGGCACTTCCAGAATTTTCATGTATATGTAATCTTGCAGTAGGAGTATTTGTAGTGCCTATACCTATCCATCCATTTGAGTTTATTACCATTCTTTCAGTATTATTTGTTTTTAATTTTATATCTGACGTATTAAAAGATTCCAGAATTAAATCATCACTAGTTTTGTCTAAATATATATGCCTAAATATTTCATTTATATTTTCTTGTATTAGAATATCATTGCTTTCACTTGCCCATGTTGATTTTTGATCTATATTTCTTATTAATCCAGAGGTAATCACAGTTGTAGCAGCTCCAATATCAATTTCAGCTAACTTAAACCATTCATTTTCTCCTTGATAAGTATATTTATATGCTCCTCCGATTGATAAACCTAAAATTAAATCAAGACAGTCTTTGTCTGGATCAGTAACTGGAGCTTTTAATTCAAAAAAACTTGTTTCACCAGTTCCGGCGCCTGTTAATTCAATAACATTACCAGAACCAGTTGCAGCCATTGTTCTCCCTACTGCTGAATTAATTGCATTTATTATTTCAAGTCTTGTAGTTGCAGACGGAGAAGAACCACGACAGTCAATTTCTTGAAAAGAACTATCTTCGCCATCTGCAATATTTATTAAATATTTTTCTGTTAAATCAACTGTACTGGTTAAATCAATTGTACCGGTTAATTTCCCTTTTGTTCCAGAAGTTGTTGTAGTAGTATTTGTTTGACTTCTAGTATCAAGATAATATTTTATATCTCGTTTTATTTCTTCATTTGTAATTGCTATTGCTGAACCGCTTGCAACTGTTGCGATTTGGGAATAATCTGTTTTATTTGATATTTTTTTTATTTGCGCTTCTATTATATCTATTCTGGGTGATCCAGTTGCAGCCTCTACTGTCACGGTCTGATCTTCAATTTGCAAACAAGGGATAATATCAATAAATCTTTGAAAAACAGATCCAGATGGAATTTTAACTGTCATTCCTGAATCAGGTTCAACACGCAATCCATCTCCAACAATTAGTGCTTTTCCTGAATCAAATAAAAACGATTTAGCAAAAGTTCCTAAATTTCTATAAGATAAATCTCCAATTCTTTTCACTACCAGATCAGATTCAATTTTTTGACCTTCAACCATATTCAAAGTTCTTATATCACGTGCCATATTTTTTATTCCTTTTTGTTATTAAGTATATTGAATTACAAGAATATATGATATTCCAGCTGCAATTAATTTTTGTATAATATTTTGTACCGCCCAGATATCTTCAGTAGCAGTATTATATAAAGTAATTTTAATAGTAAAAAAAGAACTGGAAAAAGTTTCAGCTATTGCAGGCAACCATTTTATAACAGTAGAATCCGGTAATGTATAAGAACCAGAAGTGTAAACATCTGCAAAACAAAAATCCGCAAAAGCACTTTCTGTCGAAATATTTGAAATTTCAGGTTCTTGACTGGAATATGGACGTAAAGAATAAATAATTGATGCATTTGAAAGTTTTGGTTGTAAAACAGTTACAATTGTTCTTTGAATCCATTCCAGATCAGTTTCATCTTCCAAACGCAAACTATTAAAGAATTCTTCTAATTGATAAATTAAAAATTCACCTGATGCTTCTGTTAAAAAAAGTTGTTTTGCCAGACAAAAAGATAATCTGCGTAAAAATTCAATTTGACTGGCAAAAACTCCTAAATCAATATCTGTAGGTTTAAAAATTGAGTCAGGATTATTGCCAGTATTATCACAAATTAATGCTTTATAAATAGGATCTTCAATATTAAATAATACCTGTAAATTATTATTTATTCTATCTGTTATACTCATTTTTTATACCGTTGTTGCAATTGTAACCGTAACATTTACGGTTCCACCTGTTCCAGCACCTGTTTTAGCAAATTCATCATCATCAATAATAATTTCATTTCCAGAAGGTGTTGTGACTATTAAATCATAAACAGCAGCATTAGAATTTTTGCCAACTCTTATGATTTCGCTTTTTAATACATTTTCTCCTAATTGCCTTGTATTTATGTATTGTTCTACTGATGTTTGAATATCATTTTTTATTTCTAATGAATCAACATTTATACCTGGCAATCTAGTAGCAGTTATTCCAATATTAACATCTACAATAATTGGTGCAACAATATTATAGCCAATTCCAGCAGCATTTTTGCCTGGATAATTAATAAAATCAGAAGGATTTCCATATAAAACTTTTTCAATTTCTGCCTGTAATTCAGAAGAAATTGTTCCGGTCCCATCATCAACAATAATTGTATTCGTCCCTTTTATTGGAAAATTTGTTCTCATTCCAACACTTCTAATGCCTGTTATTCCTTTTATTGCAGATATTATTCCAGCTTCTGTTCCAGCATTTAGTGAATTTATTGTTTCTGAAAATCTTGTTTTTCTAGCCTCGTTTGTTTCTTCTTCGGAACCACCAGAAAAAGCAGAATCATTTCTTACCTGTTCAATTCCATCTATATTAGAATTTATAAATCCTTTCCCATTTAAAGTATCAATTGCATTTGCAGAAATATTTCCTAATATTCCAGGTGTAACAAATTCAGACTCAATTATTGCACTTGATTCACCAGCATTTAATGTTCCTTCAATACTGGTAAGAACTGTTTCCTGGTCAATGCTAACAGAAAATCCTTCAGGAATTTCTATTTCAATATCAATTGCTAATAAAATATCCAGACCATCACTATTTAAATAATTATTAGCATTCAAAACTTCCTTGTCAGTATATTGATATAATGTATTTGATTCTACAGAACTATCTTTAACTAATATTGCTGACCAATTAGCTAATGCATCTATCGCACTTACTAAAGAACCAACAGTATTATATGTAGAATATGCAAAATCAAAAGCATCAGATGGCGCACCAGTTACAGCAGATGAAAAATTTGTTGATGTCGTTGTTATTTTTGCTGAAGTTCCGGATCCGGTATAAATTATATAAAAAATTGGCTTTCTATATAATCGTAAAAAACCGTTTGCACTGGTTGCCTCTAATCTTGAAAATCCTAAACCTTCATAGAGTGCAACCGGAATTGATTTATATATTGCTTCTTTATGATCTATAGATATAACAGAAATAATTTCTGAATTAGATTCAATCAAAGCTCTTATTTTTGAACCTGAATTAAAATCTGTCAAACCAACATTTTTTGCTAATAAATAATTTTGATATAAATTAAATAATTGCTCAGAAGTATAAACTTTTAAAATATCAGCCATTAATAATTACCTCTCTATTTTCTTCGACACCAATAAAAAATATTTTTGTTGGTACAGAAATAATTTCATTTTCAAATTTTAATTGTTTTAAATCCATTTGAACTGATTCTACTCGTGGATCAATTTGTATTTGAGATACAACATCAGTTAAATATCTATTAAGTTTCACCAATAGAGGTGTATTTCCATCGTCAATAGAAATTGTTCCATAATCAGGGTTGAAAATATTTAAACTGCCCTTATTATTTTCAATTCTATTTTCAATATTTTTATAAACATTTTCAATTCCATCTAACTGCAACAAATCACCTTTTGCTGAAATTATTAATTCATTATTTAATCCAGAATTTATATCAGATCCAAAAAGAAATTTTTCTATATTATTAAAATCAGTTTCATAAACTAAATTATCTTCACTTCTTGCAATTACATTAATATCAATCGGTATTTTTATTTGCTGACCTATCAGGTTTCCATCAATAAAATCATTTTCGCTAATTTCATTAATTTTTAAAATATTTATAAATTTTTCAGAATCTTTCAATTCTCTTAAAGCAATAATTCTGGAGGTGTCCCCCTCTAAAACGGTATAATAGAAAAAATTTGTTGTATTTTCAACTTTATCAGATTCATTAGAATCAAATTGCTCTTCTGTCAATGTGTACTCATCAGCATTAGAAGAATATCTTAAATCATCTAATGCTGGTATTGAATTCAAAATCCCCTGTAAAGATTCTGATTGTAGTTTTGTTTTTTGTAAAACATTATAAAAATCTAATAAATCGTTATCAATTAAATCATCAATAGTTGTATCACCATTATTGTAATTCTGTTGCTGTTCATTAGATAAAAAAGTATCTATAAAAAAATCTAATGCAGATGTTGCACTTTCATTTAATCTCTTTGTATAAATTGGTAATAAAGAAGTTGCTGTCGATTTACCAGATTGAATATTTTCATTTTCTGTAATTATATTCTCTATTTCTGATTGAACTGTTGTTGCAGCAGCTACAAATTCTACATTAAATCCAATTTCGGATTGAATATTATCAAAACTTTCTTCATAATTATTAACATTAAGCTGTTTTGTCGAAGAATCTATATTTTCATTTGTAGTCGGTTTAACCTGGATTATAGATAATTCAGAACGAGTGCCGGCCGGTTCATAACATTCGAGACTTATAGTATATTCAATTGCTATATGATTTGTATCCACCTGATTGCTCGAAAAATTATCAATTCTACAATAAAAATGATCGTCCATATCGTAATCATGAAAAATTATTTTTATTTCGTCGTATAAAGCTCCAGTTTTATTTTTTATTTTTTGTGAAATTTTTTTATATAAAGCGTTTATTTCGCTACTAACAGTAATTATATTAGTTGGAACATTTATATTTGAATTAAAAGTCATTGTATAGTCTCTATATCTGACAAGCATCCATCGTAATTTTAAGAATTCTTCCAGACCTGTTAAACTATTGTCTAAGCCTATGTTGTTTTTTGCTACAGGATTATCAGGGCTGCCAACATATGGAAAATAAAGTTTTCCAGAAAGAGAAATTTGTTTTGTGGCATTTCCACCATCAATATTATAGTTTCCACCCAGAGTAGGTACAGTACTGGATCTGGTTGGTTCAGAAACAGATTTTGATTTGGGGGGAACCATAAAAAATATTTCTGTAATTGTATTTCTATTCTTATCTACAAATTCAAATGAATATAATCCTGTGAATGTAAATCGTCCATACAAAGCTTGAATCAAAATAGGCAAGTTCATAATTATTTATTTTTTTATTTTTCCTTGAATTTTTAAATAATTATGCCTTATTAAAATGTATGGCTTATTTTTTTATATCTTCTTTTAAATGAATGAATCAATTTTGTCAATTTATATTTTTAT